TCCAGATGATGAATACGATAGAAAAGGTTTGGCGTTGCCTGCTCCTATTGTTATTGGAATCCCTGAAGTTGCCGCATTGGTTATGGCCGGGAAGCAGATTTCTTATAGAGATCATGCTTTGATTGAGAACACGATTGAGGCATAGGTGGAACCATGACCGACAAAGAAAAAGCCTACGCACTGCTAAGAAAATTGGCAGACGAAACAACGTATGTGATGGTGCATCCAAACGAGCTAAGGATTCTTTTTGACGATCTTGACCATATGAGGCTTAGGGTAAGGATTGCTAGAGAAGAACTTAGCGATGCTTGGCAGCTTTATAAAGGGGATATGGCATGAGCGAAAACCGATCTGATGCTGTCAGAGAACTAGTCAAAGACCCGTCGTTGAGAGTCACGGATATTGCAAAGCAGACTGGTTACAACAAAGGCCATGTCAGCAGACTACGCAAGGAATCCATGCGCCAAGAACTGTGTAGAGGGGAAATTATGAGCGAGAACAAGAATGCAAAGACATCAGCAGACGGGCCTGTAGCTTGGGGTTGTCAGTGTGGTAGAGCCTATACAGTCACTTGTATTTCAAGCAAACCAGCTAAGCAATGGGTTGGACTGACTGATGAAGAAGTGTCAAATGTCATTGATGACGTTCTTGAAGGTGGTGGCTGGTTAGATGTTGCTAGAGCACTAGAGGCGGCAATTAAAAGGAAAAATACATGAGCGAAAATAAAACAGCAAAGACACCAATAGATGGTGGGGCAGCGTTTCCCGTTGCACACTCGTACTTAATCCAACCAGGTATGTCCCTTCGTGATTACTTTGCAGGGAAGGCGATGCAAGCACTGGCTCGGCATGAGAATTATTTTGATGCAACCGCGAAGCAGGCTTACATGATTGCAGACGCGATGCTGAAAGCGAGGGATCGATGAGCAGAAAAGCTATGCAGGTGGCGCTTGAGGCGCTGGAGAGTGATCCAATAAGTCATGCTGGGCTTGTGACCGTATTATCGCCAGGTAAAGGTACAGGTCTTAATTATGCACGTGATAGCCAAAAGACCGCAGTGTCGCCAGATGGAGGTACAGGTTTTATCGACGGTGTGTGGCATGAGCCTGGGCCTACGGCGTGGCAGTGTCAATGCGGCAAAGCGTATACGGTTACTTGTATTTCAAGCAAACCACCAAAGCGTGAATGGGTTGGACTGACGGATGAGGACATGGAAGCACTTTTCTTGAATGAGGACGGTGTGAGGTTTGCCCGATACATCGAAGCCAAGCTGCGGGAGAAGAATCATGGATAGAGAAGAAATAATCCGCATGGCGCGGGAGGCTGGGCTGCGCGTGGGAACAAACCTTAGCGGCGTTGTTCTTGTCGGGTCGCCTGCGGAAATAGGACTGGCACATCTGACTATTGAGGAACTTGAACGCTTTGCCGCCCTTGTTGCCGCTGCCGAGCGTTCTGCGTGTGCGAAGGTATGTGAAGAAGTTGAATCACGAGCCGAAGAACTTTGGGACAAGTTTGCATATCCAGAAGATCAAGGAATGGCAAGCGGTGCAAGACAGTGCACCACCACCATACGAGCAAGGGGAGAGAAATGAGTGGCGATCACAACATGAAAGATTCTTTTGAATGCCCAAGGTGCGGACATTGTTGCGCTGTTGATGAATGGGAGGTTCAAGACAACGTAAACCATCCTAAGCATTACACATCACATCCGTCTGGCGTAGAGTGCATCGAAATCACGGAGCATATGAACTTTAACCTTGGCAATGCTACGAAATACGTTTGGAGAGCGAGCCTTAAAGGCAAAGAGGTCGAAGATCTAAAGAAGGCTATTTGGTACTTAGAAAGAGAGATAGCGAGGATAGGATGACTGACGAGCAAAAGAAGATTCTTACTTACCTGAAAAAACGTAAGACACCTGCTGACTTAAAGTCAGTGAGACTACAGACAAAGATCGACAAACAGACAACTGTGAATTCCCTAAACGCTTTGCTAAAAAAAGGTTGTATAAAGACATCGTTTAGGATTGACCCGTTTACCAAAGAACGTGTTTGGGAATGGGTAAAGGACGAATACGAGGTCAAGAAGGTGTCCAGGCCGAAGAAGAAGTTCAAGCCTGTCTTATCGAAACCTAAGCAGGAAGAAGGCGTAGACATCAGTTTCTTTAATAATCCGTTCAATCTGAGGGTCGCGTGAATGAGTTGGCTCTTTTCGCGGGCGCTGGTGGAGGCTTGCTTGCAACGCAAATGCTTGGATTCAGAACAGTCTGCGCTGTCGAGTTGGATTGGTACTGCCGATGCGCTCTTACACAGCGGCAAAATGACGGATGCTTTAGAACCCCATTCCCGATATGGGATGACATTCGTACCTTTGACGGCAGACCGTGGCGCGGCATTGTTGATGTCGTCACTGGAGGATTTCCTTGCCAGGCTTACAGCAACGCCGCAGCAGGAAAAAACACAGCCGATGATCTTTGGCCGGAAATGCGCCGAGTCGTGGCAGATGTCGCTTCCAGGTACGTCTTTGCCGAAAACGTCAGCCGAGTTGCAATTGACCAAGCGGCAGACGACCTTGAGCAGATGGGTTACAAAACCAAAGCAATTCCCCTTAGTGCGGCAGACTTGGGTGCAGACCACATACGGGAAAGATATTGGTTATTTGCATACCCCGACAACGAAAGCAAACTATTGCGCCGATTCCATGCAAAAGTGGGCTTCTTGCAGAGCATGGAAACAAGTGTTTGGTCAAGCGACCCCAGAGATTCACGAATATCTGATGGGGTGGCCTACAGGGTGGAGCGATATAAAGCCACTGGAAACGGGCAAGTTCCAGCAGTGGCAGCAACAGCATGGAAATTGTTAACAGAGGAGATGCAATGAATCTAAACGAAGCAGCAGCCATGAGCGCAGCAAAGGACATCATCGAGCAGGCACAGTCAACAAGTGCGCTAGAGCAACGAGCCTTAGCAATCGTCAATCTGTCTGTAGAGCTACACAGGAAAGCCATAGACCTAAGACTGCAAGCAGAGGAGATTCTCAAAGAAATAAGGTATGGGTTAAAATGAATGTAGGCTCCTTCCCCTCCTTTGCCCGACGCGATGTTGGGCGTTTTTTTGTATGAAAGCTGCGGTCTACACGGCTATCTTTGGTAACTATGACCCGTTGCATTACGCGGTCAGACAAAGCGTTCCTACGGCCTTCTACGCGATCCTGGACGGTGCTAAGAAGCCTCAAGGATGGCAGCAAGTCATCACAAGCAGACGCTTCTCAGATCCTCGTATGGATGCCAAGTGGTTTAAGGTATTCCCAGACAAGTTAGAGTTCGCTGAGGATTACGTGATCTGGATAGACGGGTCGATAAGGATCACAAGCCCTGAGTTTGTGGCTTACATGATCGACCAGGCCGGAGATACGATGGCGGCATTTCAACATCCTTGGCGGACTTGTATCTACCAAGAGGCCGGAGAGTGCTGGGACATGGTTAAGTATCGAGATCAACCTATCTTGGCTCAGGTCGAGCACTATCGGGATCAAGGATGGCCGGAGGATGCAGGTCTTATTGCTGGCGGGGTTTTGTGTTGGAAGCGGAGTTACATCAATCCCCAGGCTAATCAGGATTGGTGGATCGAGATGATGAAATGGACGCTACAAGATCAACTGTCGTTTCCGATCATCGCAGACAGAAACGGGTTGGAAGTTAACGTTTGCACAGAAAACCTTATGAATAACAAATACTTTCAGGTGGTAGCTCACCATAGGATGGCGGAGTATGAAAAAAGTTCCGATACTCATTTGTACGGTAGGGAGTCCAAGTCTTGAAATCACGTTGTCGAGCATCCGTCTATACGCCAAAGAAGCGCCGATATATCTGTCGAGCAGAACCGAGACAATGGACGAACGAGTTTTCAAGTGGGTACTCAACTCGTCGGGTAACTTTGGTGATGCCTACAACCGGATCATGGACGACGCATTCCAATACCACGATGCAGTCATCATTGCCAACGACGACATCTGCCTGACTCCAGACTCTTATAGACTCATTCTTGAGGATGCCGAGCATCTACAGAAGGCGGGGCATAAAGTCGGTGTATTAGGCGCGAGGTCTGATTACATCTTAGAGGCACAGAACATCCGGTTCGAAGGCGGTGCAAGACACGGGTTAAAGTGGGCGGAAGAACAGACGATTAAAGAAACGAGCGTCATTGCGCCGATCTTTGCTTACATCACAAAGGAAGCCTTCCAATCAGTCAGGTTTCCTCCGATCAACTGGTTTTCAGACAACGTCTTTTGTCATACACTAACGGTATGTGACTTTAAGCATTTTGTTTCAAGGAGTTACGTTCACCACGCAGGCAGTCAGACCGTGGGCAGGGACGACTCTAAGAACATCAAGGAGGCAGCATTATGGATGTGGGCAAACGAACCGGGAATAGCAAAGCATTACCGTCTCCCTACAGAATGAAAGTTCCTCCTGTACCTATCAGGTACGACCGGAAAGTAGGCATTCCTTTACAACCACAAAAGGCTAAAAAATGAAAGGCTTGCTTTCCCCGAAGGTAATGATCGTCATCAAAGGCGAGGAAGAGGATGAGAGTTGTC